CTTGGCGTATTTAGTCTTGGTTTTGCCGTCTGGTAAGTTGAACTGGCCGACCCAACATTTTCGTTGTTCGTGGTAGTATACCGATCCTTCACCTTTGGCCCTACGCTTCATTTAACACCTACCGCTTGATATCCTCGATCCTTTGTTCTATTATACGACAAATGAGCCGGGTTAATGACATCGCAAAACAATTAGGTCGCAGGGGTGGAAAGAAGACACTGGAGAAGTACGGAAAAGAGTACATGAAACAGCTATCTGATAAGGCTGCTGAGGCTAGAAAAGCGAAGAAATAGGCCGATAGTATTCTACCTGTTGACTTCGAGCGGTCGGTGGTCTAATATCAATACAGTTAGCCAAAAACCCTGACCATGAACGAAACAACAAAGACCTTCAAAAGATTAGCCAAATTAGCTGGCTTTTATCCCCCAATTTTAAAGAAAACCCACCGTGGTTTAGTAGCCAAGTTAGCACTCCCCAGAATAGAAAAATACGAGCTGGACCTGTTTGAAAAGCAATGCAGGCCGATAACCTTCCGTGAACCTATTCGTTACACAGAAAACGGAGTGTTTATTAAATTTTTAAATTAATATGAAGACCTCAGAATCTATCAAGAACATCGCAGCAGCTTTTTTGAAAGCGCAGAAGGAAATCGGGGCAGCCGTCAAGGAATCAGAAAATCCCTTCTTCAAAAGTACATACGCAGATTTGGGGTCAGTTATGGAGGCTTGCAAGAAAGCCCTTAACGATAACGGCATCACCGTTTTGCAGCCAGTAATGGGGGATATAGTTGAAACAATCCTTTTGCATGAATCCGGGGAATGGTTTTTGTCAGAAACCAAAATCGTAACAGGCAAATTAAACGATCCACAAGCTCAGGGATCAGCAATCACATACGCTCGCAGATATGGTCTTCAATCAATGGTGTTTATCCCTGCCGAAGACGATGATGGAAACAAGGCCACGACAAGGAGAGTACAGATAACTAGAACTGAAACAGAAAAGGTTGTTTCAAATAAGCCTGTAAGACCTACACAACCAGTCAATGGAAAATGCCCATTATGTAAAGCGATTGGGAGCCATGCACCTACTTGCCCAAATAAAGAAATATGAATGCCATTTGCCCGACCTGCAATCAAGAATGTTCCGCAATCAATATAAAAGACGGGAAGTGTTGGGACTGCCAATTATTAGAAACAGGGAAATTTACCAGATGCCCAAAGTGCGGAGGAATGGCCAGAAAACCATATAAGTTATGTTTGTCCTGTTTTACAGGATTCAGAAAAGCGACCATTGCTGTTAATGAGGACCACGAAGCGGTAGAGTCAGTGGCGGAGGCATCCCCGAAGGTAGCCCCTGCTCAAAACCCTACCGCTACAATCTAATATGGATACTAAAGACCGAATCATAAAAGGTTGTCAGTTCATACTTCACTTTGAAGAAAAATGGGGGACTGAAACCATGCGGAAAGCTTTATTAAGAATGGCCGACCTTTGTACTATCGCAGCCAATGGAACATCCTCCGAAGACTTCGACCCGGTTAAATATCAGGAACAAGTAAACACACAAGTATGACAATACACATTCCTTGGCTGCCATCTGGAAATACATTTATCCCAAGGAAGACGGCCATCGACATAATAGCCAAGTTCAGTGTCGTCAGTCTGTTTGTCACTGTAGTAACCGGCCTTGTAGTCAGCGTGCCTGTAAAAGCAAAAATGGCCTCTGGGTTTACTTCAGACATAGGAGCCCAGGGGGAACCCGTCACTTCTTCTGATCTGGGCAGGGCAGAAGGCCAAAAGGTGGCGGGAATTGACGAATGGATTACTTACTACGCTGATAAATACAGCAAGTCGCAGGAAAAGTACTTCCATACAAAACAACTGCTTCACTGCCTGATGTATAGGGAAAGCAGATACGATACCAACAAAGGCCATGGAGATAATGGTAAGGCCGGTGGACCGCTTCAATATCATCAAGGAACTTGGGACGGCTATCGAAAGCTGATGATTAAGCAGGGGCATATAACCGAAATCGGATCGAGATACGATGTTGAACAGGCTATCAATACTACCGCATGGGCGATTAATGACGGCAGGGCAAAAGCCTGGGGGCCAGTATTACGGGGGGAATGCAAATGAGAGCCGTCCGTCTTTACGACTTCATCAAGAACCAACTGGAGAAGTTCCCCGAGCTTAGGGACTCAGACAAAAAACTTACATGGGTGATCTGGGGCAGCCTTGGTTTTCTTTATGGAGTGCCACCGTATCAGCATTTGACCAAGGAAGCCTTTATGAAAGCACCATCCACGGAGACAATCAGGCGCACCCGCCAGAAGATCCAAGAGTTGCACAAAGAACTTAGGTCCAGTCAGACGGTTGAGGAAGCCAAGATTGAGAAGGAACACGAGAAGGGGACGTTTGTTTTTAGAGAACCAATTCAAATGGGGATATGACAAAACTTGAAGTCTTATTAGTCGCCTTAGCCTTTGCCCTTGCCATATGTGGTGGCTTTATGATGGGCTGGACAGCCAGAACGAAGGATTTTATGGACAATGGCTGCAAAGGTGCTATTCCAGGCGAAAACTTTATTATTTATCCTTGCAGAAAATAATGTGTAATCCTTTTTTCCATATAGCTCTTCTTTTTGTAACAGCACTTTTGTTTCTTATTATCGGTATGTTATTTTCACCGTTTGAATATCCACATGACTGATTCACTAGAAAAGGAAATACGACAGATATGTACCTATTATTCTGAATTGGGTGAGGGGACGGCAGGTTACAATTTATCGGAAGAGCAGTTTAAGAAGTTATTTGAGTTAATGAATGAGATACAACAGAAAACGGTTGATTATTCAGTACGCACTTTAATTAATAATCATGACGATTGGTACAAAGAATGGAAGGAAGGAACATGGGGTGATTTTGTTGTTTCTAAAATTATGTCTACTCTCGCAAAACATGACAAATAAATGGATAGCAACAAGAGTCTGGAGAATCCTGCAAAAGCATGGTTTCATCCGTTGGGAATTGGGAAGGTATATCAATCAGAACGTAATGAAGGATTTTATGGAGTTATATAATCAGTCTAAAAAGTATGACCGACGAACAACTTAAAGTTGAGATCATAAAGAAACTCAAAGAACACAAAATATGTTGGTTTGAAATGTTGGCTAATGATTTATTTGAACTGTTTAAAAAGTACAAGGGGGGTGAGAAATAATGGTTGATTTCACAATATTAGTTCTTTTCGGAATGTATGCAGTTAATATCATCGCTTTACTGAAGGTCTGGAAGTATATGTCCATCCATGGAAGAAACACTGAATTGCGAGATAAGTGGGTATATGACTGTTTCACCGCCACAGCAAAAGACCTTACAGGCATATTGCAAACTTTGCACATTATGTCCCATGACTTTCAGCAAATCAAAACCCGGTTAACATGGAGCCGGAAGCGTGAGAAGAAGGATTTAAAACACGAAGGTGTAAAATCTAAAAAGTAAGTCGTACTTTTAAATCTGGGCAATTGGCGAAAGACCACTGCCAGGCGGAGGGGATAATCCTAGGATAGTCCCAGAAGTGTGGTTGCATAAGACCGCCCCCGGATTCGAGAGTATGAAGGATAACGGAATCATTATTGAGAAACACGACCCTCAACCTGAGGTCAGGCGAAACGCCGAAGCCGCCAGAGATTGGGAGTTTGCAGAAGAAGCCCGGAGGTTATATCGCCGGGCTGTTCTTTTTAAAGAGAGGTTATTAGACCCGGTTTTGCTCACTACAAGATCAGTCCTGGCCGACCCCGTAATATCTTTTGAGAATATGAGGAACAACAAAGTTCTGGCAGCATATACGCTCAGGAGGAATCCACAAGGTTTGCTTTATGAGATCACCATGAACACGCAGCAGTACATTGCCGAAAACAAAAAACCAGTCTGGCAATATGGAGAGTGGGCACAGATGGAATGTTTGCTACATGAACAAATCCATTTATGGCAGCAGACAGTAGGTAAGGTTCCATTTACCCCCGGCCATTCACAGCATAATAAGGAGTTCATAAAGAAAGCCAAGAGTCTGGGTTTGAACGTCACCCCGGAGATAGGTTGCCACTTCGCAGTTGCAGATGAAGACTCACCTTTTGGAATACTAATGCGAGAACTGGGAATAGACAGGCCGACAGATGTTCCAAGAGCAGACCCAAAGATAGCATGGTTTGACACCAATGATCGGAAAGGTAAATCAACACTCAGCAAATGGTCGTGTGGTTGTCAGAACGTCAGAGTCGGAACCAAGGAGTTCTTCGCCCATTGCGATGTTTGTGGCAATCCATTTATCAAGGTCGAATCCAAGGCACAAGCAATGCTTGGAATGGTAGTACCCCCCGAAGAACCACAGAAACCCAAATTCACCAAAGAGCAAATAGAATTCGCTGAGTGGTCAATGGCTCAGGAACAGGAGATGGACAGACGCAGAGATGAAAAAATGATAGAGGAAGCATACGGAGCAGAAGAACCAGACGACTATCCTAATCCTTATGACTAACAGGAGGGGGTGCTGATAATTTATGAAACAAACTCAATGCCCAAATTGCAATAGCTACAAGATCACAACCAGGCGAAGCACAGGTCTGTTGATGATAGCCATGGGGCTGACTCTTTTCTGGCTGGTTGTCCCATTGTTTTTTGCTTTTGGAGGGTTTATTCTGTTATTGCTGCCTAATGAAAAATCCTGTCTGAACTGTCATTACAGATTCAAATAAAAATGAAAACTGCCTATTTTCAGAGAGTACAGGTACATAACATCTCGCTTTCAATACTTGAGGAATCCGGGTATGAACTATCGGACGGTGGAATCACCGCAGCAGCATTGGAAGAATACGATCAGGAAACATACTATTTAAACTTTTTAACCAACAGGCAGAAGCAGGTAGTCAAGCTCTTAACCGAAGGATACACACGCAAAGAAATCGCAGACAAGCTCGATATTATATTGCAGGCCGTCCACCAGATTATTCCCCGGATACGCCGAAGGCTACGAGCCAAAATATCAATATGAACGAGATACTAAGTGACAAAATCCAGACAGGTCTGTTTGCAGCCTATGAATCCTTATTCGCTAACCTCAGAAACGAACCAATCAAATACCTTGAAATGGGGGTACTTAATGGAGGTTCTTTGAGATGGGCGAAAAACTATTTTTGTGAAGGATCGCAAATTTATGGACTGGATAGATCGCTCCCCCAGGCTATTGACGGGGTGGTCATGCAGCAGATCGAACAAAACGACTCGGCAGGATTGGTTGATTTTGGGAGACTGAACGGACAATTTGACATAATCATTGACGATGGAAGCCATGTCAGGGCTTTGACGGAGAACACTTTTAACTGCCTATATCAATATTTAAAACCGGGTGGATTCTATATCATTGAGGATTGGGGAGCCGGGTATTTCACGCAATGGTCACACTGCAAAGGTATGGAAACCTTGGTGACTGATCTTGTTTGGAAACTTGGTGGTTCGGTCATAAGACTGAAGACTGGTGCAACTTATGCGATTATCGAAAAAAACAATATATGAGTGCGGAAAGTCAAATTGCCATTCTGGTCCCCACATTGGGAAGGGCCGACAGACTGGCAAATGTCGCAGAAAATATTCACAAGAATACACAAACTGTCCACACTATATATTTTCTGATTGAGAAAGAAGACACGGCTTCCCTAAACGCCATTCAAAAAATCGGGGAAAAATACATCCTGAATGAGGCTATCCAATACGTTGGGGCTATAAATACCGGCTTTAAACGCACTACAGAGCCATTCATTTTTTGTGGTTCCGATGATTTGGACTTTAAACGAGGCTGGGATATCGCCTGCCTGAAAGTAATGGAATACCCGAAGGTCGGCATTACTGGCGGTACTGATTCTTGGACGATATCAAAAACCGGGCTGCATGTCTCGCATCTGTTCATTAGGCGGGAATACATCGAAAAATATGGCGGTGTCGAAGATGAGAAAAACACCATCTACTCCAGCCGGTATATTCATACCATGTGCGATATTGAGACAGAACAGACGGCAATGAAGCGGGGAGCCTTTAAAATCTGCCCGGACGCAGTGATCGAACACAACCATTGGTTTATGGGTACGGCAGAAAAGGATTCCACTTATGATCTTTGCCAGTCGAGTTCAGACCACGACCATGAAGTTTATGTGGAACGCCGGAAGAGGTTTGAGCAATACTATTTTGAACGACTATTCCACGGCCAGGTATACCGGGTGAATCAGGGAAAACTCAGCATCGTGCTACCGGTATATAACCAGCTCCAATATACAAAGATGACGCTGGAAAGCTTGAAAGAAAATACCTACCACGATTATGAGCTGATTATCGTTGATGACAATTCCGATTATCCGACTAAATCATTTATTAACCAGATTTCCCGCCAATGCAAAAAGCTAACGAACAATAAGCAGGAGTATGTGACAGCAGCCTGGAACAAGGGGTTGAGCCACGCCACAGGAGATTATATTGCCGTCATAAACAACGATATTACCCTCTCAAAGCATTGGGACATTTATCTTATGAACGAGCTGGACAAAAAGGATGTCTGGATGGCCAATCCTTACCAGACGGATGAAGGGATGATGGAACCTTATGGGAAGCACGAACGGGCGGGAGGAATAGATATCCGGGGAACCTGCTTCATGTTTAAAAAAGAAACACTCAAAACCCTTGGTCCAATTCCGTCTGATCTAAAAATGTGGTTTAACGATTTCTGGCTGGCTTGGCAAGTGACAGAGGTAAACAAAAAGAAGTCCGTCTTTGTACCTGAAGCAGTGGTGCATCATTACGGCTCCAAGTCGTCTGAAGAACTGGACTTAAAAACAAAGATGTTGTGGTGGATCATCAGGGGGGATGCTTATGCCTTCACTAACATGACCGGGATCGACACAAGACATTGGATTGAAATAGCGGAGGCACATTTATGAAGTTAGCAGTTCGTATCCAGCACACACCATCGAGAAAACGGTGGTGCGGTGTTTTAAAAAGACTTCTAAACCATAGATATACCCAGGTCATAACGGACGATAAAGGAAATCTTTGGGAAGGAGCCAAGAAGACCATGGGATCATTCGGGCCAAAGGATACCCATATTCTCATTCTTCAGGACGATATTTTACCTTGTGAAGATTTTGTGCAAACCGTGGAACGGATTATCGAGTTGCTTCCCAACGAGTGCGTTACCTTTTTTTCAAACTCAGACAGGATTCTGGAAGCACAGAAAAAGGGAATCAACTGGGTGACTCTCAAAACATTCCTTATGGCTCAAGCTTATGTGATGCCGACAGCTATGATGACCGACTTTTTAAACTGGACCGAAGCACACGTAAAACCGGAGATTTATTTCGATGATGACCGGATGGCAATGTATTTCTTCTACCATAATAAGAAGGTTTGGGCGACTGCACCCTCATTGGTGGAACATATCGGCTGGAACGGCAGCACCCTGACTGGTTATAAGCCAGGTCACGTTTTTGAACCACGCTTGAGAATGGCTAAGTGGTTTATAGGGATGGAGAACAGCGGACTTGAAGTCAATTGGGCAAATGGCTTGGATAGGCCAGTAGAAGACAATGAAGGAAATTGGGGGAGCTGGAGTCATTTGTTTAAACCATGAACACAAAGATGATAATTCTAAGAAATCTTGTTTACCTTTACTTCCTTCGCCATCCGAATATGACCGGACGAAGGATTTTTGTTATATGGGAAAGAAGCAATCTTTTAAAAGAATACCCACGCCCGGAAGAGAAACAATTAGTGAAATGGGTTGATCGTTTTATGCAGGAGGTGAAAGAATATGCAGGAGGATAAACAAGATATACAAATAACGACAACGGTAAACAAAAATTATTACGACGAGCTTGACCCGATCTATCAATATGCGGTTGACTACAGACTGGACAATATGAAATACCGAGACATAGCGGGGCAGGAAAAAATTGGGGTGAAAGAAACTACAGTTAGAACTTGGTTTGCAGTTGGAGGGATTTGTTATTTAGCGTTTGAACAGAAGAAGAAAGAACGTGCTGAAGAGCGGGAGCAGTTATTTAAGGAAATAAAAGAAAAGGAGCTGAAGGATTTGGCTACAGATGCAATTCAAGTATTGCGTCATAACTTGAAAGTGAAGAAGGACGGGAATATCGCAGTTGAGGTTTTAAAACTAAACGGAATGGAACCACCGAGAAAGATTGAAGCAGTTTTGGAAGAGTCCGAGGGATTAAAGTTACTGCGTGAGTTAATCAATCAAGACGAGCATGAAATTAAAAACAATGGGGCTAGAGAGAATCTTCCGGGTGAACAACCAGCCGGTACAGTGGACACCCAGCCAGAGGAAGATAGCTGAGACAATCCTTTTCCAACTCTACCCAAGAGTACAGACCATAGCACCGACTCAATACGGCAAATCAATGACCGTAGCACAGGCGGTGCTTTTGCGTTCTATTTCCCACGGTGAGCGGTTTTCGATACTTGCTCCATCAGGCAAGAAAGCAGAGATCATCATGGGAGCGATTATCGACCATACATTTGATGACCGGATGTTTTTGGACCAATTGGAACTGGACCCAGGCGAAAAGCTGGACAGGTTACGGCGGGAGCGATCCAGAGATAATGTTACGTTCCGGGGTGGTGGAGGTGTGAAGACACTTACCCTAGATGCCAGAAACGGGAAGCGGAATATCGAGGCAGCCATGGGGTTTGGGGGCAAGCGGATCATTTTAGATGAATCTTCGCTTATATCCGACCCGCTTTATGCCACTGTAAAGCGTATGTTGGGAGGCTATGCCCACAATTATTCTGATACTTTCCTGTTTGAGATCGGAAACCCGTTCTACAGAAACCATTTTTACCGCACCTGGCATTCCCCCAGATATTACAAGTTGTTTATAGATTACAAGACCGCCCTGGCTGAGGGTCGATACTCGGAAGAGTTCATCGAAGAAGTAAGGCAAGAGGCTTTCTTTGACATATTCTATGAGTGTCTATTCCCGCCCGAGGATGTGATTGACGAGAGAGGCTATCGAACGCTGGTAACGTCTGAAGAGTTGGAGGCTGCAATCATCGACCAGTACAGCGAGCCAAAGGTTTGGAATGCTGAAATAGAAAAGAACGTGTACCCGGACGGTAAGTTGAGACTGGGAGTGGATGTCGGCGGTGGTGGAGATTACAACGTCTATTATCTGAGGAATGACAAAACAGCGTGGGTGGAGAGTAAGAACCGCAGTAATGACACCATGACCAACGTGACGGAAGTAATCAGGATTTTAAACGAGCATACCGAAAACCTGATCCCGCAGAATGTTTATATTGACGATATTGGCGTTGGGCGTGGAGTAGCAGACCGGCTGAAGGAAATGGGATATGCAGTCAATGGCGTATCAGTCGGCGAGAAGCCAATCACCGAACAGGCACAGAACAAATATAAGAACAAGAAGGCAGAAGCCTATTGGATGTCTAAAGTCTGGATTGCCAATGGGGGAAAGATCGTCAGCAATGTAGGTTTGCAGCAAATACCTTGGATTAAGTACAAGACCTCGACGGATAAGGTGATGCAGATTGAGCCAAAGATTGATTTAGTCAAACGGTCAGGCAAATCCCCCGATTATGCTGAGGCTTTTATGTTGACGTTCACTGTACCGCCGCCTGAGCCTAACATCCGCTTTCTATAAAGTAATTCGTATAAGAACGGGGTGGCCGGTGCCTAGAATATTGATGATATGGGGGTACTAGACTTTTTAAAACGCAAATCGTTCAATCCGGGGGTGCTGGCTTTCTTCAACCCAAGATCAGCCCCGTTGATGAAAGAGAACGAATACAACTTAGCCTATAAGGGCTGGGTTTACGCTTGTGTGAATGCAATCTCCGAGGAAGTCGGATCACTCAAACTCAAGTTGATGCAAAAGACGAACGATGAGCCGGTGGAAGTAGAAGACCATCCTGCTGTGAACCTGCTGCGGAATATGAATTCCACCATGACTTCGAGCGATGTATTTACAGCAACCCAGGGATATCTTGAATTAAACGGTAACGAGTTCTGGTACATCCCTTCCAATATGAATGGGAGCAAGCCAACGGAAATCTGGCCGCTTAATCCTTCCAAAGTCACCGTCGTCAAAGGGGAAACAAGTTTAGTCGCTGGGTATATCTACCTCAATCCTAAAGGTGCAGAAGTACCCCTTGATGTAAAAGAGGTTCTGCATTTTAAACGGTGGAACCCGAACGACCAGTACCGAGGAATGGGGACTATTCAGGCAGCGGCTACAGCTATTGATATAGACAACTACTCAGCCGACTGGAATAAAAACTTCTTCTTTAATTCGGCAATGCCATCCGGTGTGCTTTCTACAACCAGCCCACTTACAACCGAACAGTACGAACGGTTAAAGGAAGCATGGAAGACCAGATATCAGGGCGTAGAGAATGCCCACAGGACAGCGATCTTAGAGGGCGGGATGACTTACTCCCGTGTATCCATGACCCAGAAGGAAATGGACTTCCTAGAACAACGCAGATACACCCGAGATGAAATACTGGGCATCTTCAGAGTACCGAAGTCGATCCTTGGAATTGTGGAGGACGTAAACAGAGCCAACGCAGAGGCTACCGAATACATATTCGCCAAGCGAGTTATCAAACCGAGGATGCAGTTTATAGCCGACAGGTTGAACGAATTTTATCTTCCCCTGTTTGGCCTCGATCAGAACAAATACTACTTTGAGTTTGAAGACCCGGTGCCACAAAACCGAGAGCTGGAATTGAGGGAAAGAGAATCGGGCATCAACTCCGGTTATATGACACCCAACGAAGCCAGAGAAGAGATAGGGCTGGACCCGATAGAGGGTGGAGATGAACTAAAGAATATCAATGCTTCGCCTTTCTCATTTCAAGATCCCAACGCCGATCCAAATGCCGACCCCAACCAAGACAATGCACCACCCAAGAAAAACCCGCCGCCTAATCCAGACGATAATCAGGATGAACCACCCCAGAAGTCAGCTAGAAAGATAACCAAGTCACTGGAGAAGGTTGTCGAAAATCGCATCAAGTACATTAATTCCGAGATCAAAAAGCGCAAGGGAACCTTTAAAACCATCTATCTTGGACAAAAGGACTATCTCGTCAGCCGGATCAAGTCAAAAAAGTCTATTAAGGCCGCAGGCGATGAACTTGTGGATTACGTATTTGAGGACTGGGAAGACCAGATCGACATTTTAAAAGAAGCCATAAACGATACACTCAAGGCTTCGCTTGCTCACTCCGGTAAGGCAGCACTCGCACAGTTGGGTTTGGAAATGTCCTTTGATCTGGAAAACCCGAGGGTGATTGCCTGGCTACAGGATAACGTGGTAAGGCATGCACGATCCGTGGCCAATACTGTCAAAGATGAAGTTGGCAAGTTGATTATCGCAGGCGTGGAAGCCGGTAAAGGTGCAGCAGATATCGCCAGCGCCATTGCAGGATACTTTGATGAAGGTGCAGGTTGGAAAGCCTTGCGGGTGGCCCGATCCGAAGTGGTCAATGGGTATGCACAGGGAAGCAAAGAAGGATACAAGCAGTCAGGCGTGGTTCAAAAGAAAGCATGGCTGACCAATGGGGTCGATCCATGCCCGGAATGTGAAGAAAATGCAGACGAGGGGGAGATACCACTGGAACAAGATTTCCAAAGTGGGGATGATGTCCCTGGCGCCCATCCGAATTGCAGGTGTGTCATCCTGCCGGTTGTAGACGATTGAAAATGTATAACCAAGTTGTTAGCTATCTATAGAATTGTTTCGACATGGGGAAATTAACTCGAAAAATATATGCATCTTCCGAAACGAAGGCAGCGGAGGATGGAGCAAGACGTTTAACAGTAAAAATATCTACATCCAGTCCTGACAGGTCCAATGATGTAGTTCTTCCCAGTGGCGCACAACTCGATAACTACCTCAAGAATCCGGTGGTTGCAGCCTTCCACCGTTATGACCAGCCCCCGATTGGCAAAACAGTACAAATTCAGAAGACCGATGACGGCATAGTGGCTGTAGTCGAATTCACCCCCGAAGGCGTGAACCCTACCGCCGACATGCTGTTCCAGCTCTATAAAGACGGTTTTATGAACGCCTGGTCAATTGGCTTTATCCCCACCAAGTTCGCTCAGAGAGGGCAAAGCTGGTCAGACGGCAATGAAATTCAGGAATGGGAGCTGCTGGAATACTCAGCCGTCCTTGTACCAGCTAATCCCGAGGCTTTGACCTTGCTTCGCTCAAAGGGCTTTGACCCAGATGAACTTATCAAGGAATCAGAAGTTCCACCCAAGGAAGATGCCAAGCCGGAAGACAAGAAACCAGAAGAGGGCAATCCCGAACCAGAGAAGAAGCCAGAAGCAGAACCCGAACAGAAGCCCGAGGACAAAGAACCGGAAGCCAAAGAGGTTGAAGTAAAAGAAGGAAGGGTGTTATCAGAAAAAAGCCGTTCTATGATCGGTGATGCTGTAGCCCAGTTGAAAAATGCTATTCAAGCCATGCAAGAGTTATTAGATGCTACCGAGGCAGCCCCGCAGTCAGAGGAAGAACAGAAACCGTCGATAGATGACAACTCGTTGAAATTCCTGCAAGGTTTACAGAAGGAACTCAGGAAAAACGACAAAGATATTGGCCTCACCTTACGCAGCCTCAAAGAATTACTGCAAAGTAACAAAGAGGTGGAGGGGGTGAGTAATGAATGAATGATGAAACAAAGAAACTTTTAGAGGATGTAAAGGCAGGTGTTACAGAAGAAGTCTTTAAGAAAATTAAAGAGGAACTTCCAGCCCGCAAAGACATTTTCGGAGGCGATAGCGCCAAGTCCGAAGAAAAAGAACAAAAAGAGAGAGCAGCCGAGTTTATCAAGGCCGCTTTTGATCGTGATGGTGCAAAAATGAAATCCTTGAGCGAAGGAACCCCAGCTGATGGTGGTTACTTAGTTCCTGAGGCTTTCTCAAGCGAAATAATCCGCTTGGCTCCCAAGTACGGTGTTGTTCGTCAGAACGCTCGGATATATCCAGTGTCAACCTTGAAAACCCACCTTCCCACCGCCGATAGCATAACTGCATATCGTGTCGCTGAGAAGTCAAAGATTACTTCGTCCAAACCAACGATTGGTCAAACCAGTATC